ACCTTGGCAATGTTTCCAACGGCTTTTAAAAACTTTCTTTCTTTCTTTGGTGCTTTTATCTCTTCCATTATATTATGTTTATTGCAAAGACAATATAATTACTGCCATCGTAATGTGTGTTAGAATCTATGGTAATAGTAGCAGGTGCCGTTATACTATATTGACTATCTATTAATTTCTGACCATTCTGGTAAACATGAATAGCAGCATTTAAATTAGTAACTGGCAAGACTCCATTATTTTGTGTCCAGGTTAAAACATTGGATGAAGTTGCAAGAAATTCTTGATTAAATATTGAAACGGCAGATCCATTTACTGTAACATTATTTATTGTTTCTGTAACATTGTTGTTAACCACACCACCACTGCCTGCATTGTTTGCAACGTCGGCAAAGTCACGAGGTTTAGATAATACTGTTCTTTCTGTATAGTTAGGCATCCAATTCTATTTTAAAGTAATCACCTTGCCAAATCTCTGTTTTTAAATCAAAACTACCTCTTTCAAAAACGTAATATCCAGATGAATATTCTATGACCTTGTGCGGAAGGTAAGGATTGTCAACTGATAAATTTTGGAATGGCATATCAACCATGCGTAGCTTTGGTGTGAGCTGTCCGCGTATTACTTCATTTACTAATAATTGTGTGACATTATTAAAGCCTGATCCGCTACTAACATCCCATGAGCTGCTATTTTCATACGTGCCAGATTCTAAAACTTTTAATCCTCCATCTGTTGTTTTACTTGGCCCATCACCAAGGTATGTATCAAGGCTAAATATAGTAGATGATTTATCGTCATTGTCAGAGCCATATTCAAGGATGTCACTTTGCCCAGAGACTGCACCAGTAGGAAGAAATTCAAGATAATTACTGCTTAATAAATATGATATACTAAAATTACCAGACACATTTGTTCCTGCCTCATTGCGCATATTTTTTAATCGCATCTCCCATATATACTCCGCACTCTCTGGAATATCTAAGGTATCAAATGTGATTGTTTTATAAGCAACAAAAGCAGCATCTGCTGTTATTGTTTCCGTATTAAACTCATATTCGTAAAATGTATCTTCCCAACTTGCAGCTTCTAATATAAAGTTAAAGCCGTTAGTGTATGTTACACCTCTTTTTAAATACTTATTTTCTTGCTTTACTTGTAATGATTTTATTTTGCCAGTAAAGCCTGGAGAGGATAAACTATCTAATTGTAATGTATCTGTGTTAGTTGATAAAATTACATAGTCATAATCACCACTTTCTGTAATTGTTTTTGTAACACCACCTAAACGTAATCTAAGAGTACCACTATTTTCAATATCAACTTTTATTTTAACATAATACTTTCTACCAGATGTAACTGTAAAAGTAGTGTAGTATGCTACCGTTGCTATTATTGTACCTTCAAGTATTCCATTATTAATAAACCAACCGCTGCCCAATGTCCAGTTAGCATCGGCAAAACCTTGCAATGGAAAGCTATTAATAATAGATGCTACTTTTACGGCAAATACAAACTGAAAAGGCTCAAAGTTTACAGGATTTAAAGCCTGGGCATAAAAGCCAAGTATTCCTGTATATGATAATCTTGCATCTGCATTTGTAGCGTCTAATGTCGGAGTGATTGTTGTTATTGGTGTGGTATTAGTAGTATAGTTATATTCTACTCCGGCTAATAAGTTTTGTTTAGCAAAGTGATTGTATCTAACAACTACATTTTTTAGTGCAGGATAATATGTCCATTTACCTCCGCTTAATCTCATTAAATCACTACTTGGCAAATTAGTCTGTACATTAGACATAGTAAAATCAAAAGTAAATGTACCAGATGCCTGTACTCCTAATGCGCTATATTTAAAATATCTGTGAGCTGAAGGATTTCTTGCATATTCATTGACTTGTATAAACCAATATTGATTACCACTAAATATTAATCTTGCGCCAAATGTTTGACATATCTTTTTCAAGACATCATAGCAACTTTGATATATGTAGTTGTTTTTTGTATCCTTATGATAAAATGCCCTATGCTGTATTACTGTCAATAATGCGTAATCATTAGCAGCATTGTAGGCTGTAGTATTCTCATTCCAATTAAATACTGTGTGCAGCACTGGTAAGCTATTTGCCACCAGTTCAGTTTGTACAAAATCTAATTGATTGAGGCAGTTTAAAATATGTTGTACTACTGTGTCTTGCCCATTATAGGGCCCAACTGCACTTTTGTAATCTAATGTTTTTAGCCATCCTAATCCATCAATGGCAGATATTTGAGCAACATATCCAATAGACAATGGCACATCCTCAAATTGTACCAAATCTGTAACTATATAACCATACCAATTAAAAGAAACTGTTGTATTGTCATCTTCGTACGCAGTTAAATCCATTGTAAACCTTCCCTCAATAGCTAATCCAATATCAAGTAGTAATGTTTGTAAATCATTATTATTTATAAGTAAGGATAAATTGCAAGATGATCCGATAATAGGTGTAAATCTTTCTGCTCCTTGCTGGCTTTCGCTATCGTATTGTAATGACAAAGAAATAGTATCAAAACTATAAGTCATGCCAGAAAAAACATTGTCTTTAATAGCAACATTAATCTTTCTGCCTTTCTCATTATATACAGTAGTTTCAAACCTTACAGCCATTATTGTATTCTGCTAAGACCTTTTTGTGATCTGTTTAACAATATAATCAAATCATTTCCGCTTATCCTTGTCTCCAACACTCCTCCCATGCCCATGTCTCCCATCATTGACTTTAACTTTGACAAAGGAGCAATTACTTCCGGATCTACACGGCTGTTTCTGTTGTCTCCAACGGTTGCCATGGTGGGCCCAAATGCCAAACCGCCCTCTGCAAGTTTGGGAGCAGCTAATTTACCTTTTACAAAAGTGCCTAATGCAATTAAAGCTATACCACCTGCAATTGCAATAGCTGGATTTAATGATTTTAAAGCTGCTTTAATTCCTAATGCTGCAATACCAACTTGTACTGCCAACTTACCAAATTGTATCAATGCATCAGCTAAAGGACCTATTACAGAACGTATATCAAATGATGCACCAGCTAAAGCATTTCCTAATGTTTCACCAAATGCTACTGCCATATCTTGCAATGTACCTTCAATAATATTTATTAAACCTTCATTTAATTTATCAAAAGATAATTTTAATAATTCAATTTGTGTTAATTGTTCTTTAAATTTACTATTTACTTTTGTAGTTGCTTGTTCAAGTGCTGCTTGTTCAGTTTTTAAACGTTCAGTTGAGGCAGTTGCACTGTCTAATTGTGTAGGTAATAAATTTAATGTAGGTAATAAACTGGTAGTAGGCATTAATGCATTTTTATTTCCACCTACACCTCCTCCTACTGTTGTAGTATTATTTGTTTTAGTAGTAGGAATAATACCACCACCGCCACCTGTTGCTTTTGCACCAGTGGTAAACAATGATGCAAGTTTGCCTTTTAAACTATCAACTGTATCTCCAATACTTTTAAACTCTGTGGCTACTATTCTTTGTTCCTTTTGATAGGATGTTAAACCATCAAGATTAAATAAATTTAACCCTAATGCTTTCTGTAGATAATCAATATTTTTTAAAACATTAGCTACTCCTTCCATTACGGAGTTTTTAATGTTTATCCAAATGTTTTTAAAGTTGTCGGTAAATGCTTTCCAGTTGTCATAAACATACAATGCAATAGCACCGATAGCAGCAATGGATGCCGTGACAATTAATATAGTAGGATTAGCAGCTAAATATTTAAATGCATCGCTTATCTTACCTATTCCTTGTACTACAAGTTTTGATGCTCCGGCTAAAGCACCGTATGTGCTAATTAACTTTCCTACTATAAATATAATGGGCCCGATAGATGCAGTCACTAAAGCAGCCTTAACAATAAAGCCTTGTGTCTCCGGATTAAGAGCCTTAAATCCATCTACTAATCCTTGTATATATTTACTTAAACTTTCTGCAACCGCTTGTAAATTTAATGACTCATTTATAGCCTTGCCAAATTCTGCAAGAGATGCCGTTACATTATCTTTTAAATTATCAAACGTATTCCCCAAACCACCTTGCGCTCTTTCTAATTCTCCTAATGCACTTACAGACCTTGTTATAAAGTCTTCTGCACTAATACCCATGTTATTTATTGCCTCCGCAGTAACTACTCCAAATTCATTTTGCATTACTTTAGCAAACTCTGGTAGCCTTCCCTTAATTTGGTTTAAATCTTCTTGAGTAACCTTTCCTACTGCACTTATTTGACCTAAAGCAACTATAACACCATCAAAAGTTTCAGCTCCCATTCCAGCCCTTGCAACTGCATTTCCAAACTGTGTTATAGTTTCGCGAGCAACATCAGCCGACATTCCAACGGATTGCAAAGTAGCCGAAGCCTTAACCACTTCGGGTAAAGCAAGACCAGGATTCTCTGCAACTTTACGAAGTTTATCTAACTCTTCCTTTGCTCCTTCACTTGTACCCATGATGGCAATCAATCCATTCTCCAACTTCTCCATGTCAGCAAATGCTTTCAATGAAGCTGCACCGACACCAAGCAATGGCAGAGTTAATGACTGTGTCATAGTACTGCCGATAGATTGCATTTGTCCGCCAAATCTTGACATCGCACGCTCAACCTTGCCAAGTTCTTTCTCAAGATTACTTACATCAATGCCAAGTTTTAAATTCAGTTTACCTAATGCCATTATCTACTCTTTATCCCATTTCTCAAAAATTGACTTGTCAACTTCTGACAAACTTCTTTTAGTTGGTTTTACGTTATCTGTCTCCCAAGGAAATTCAATCAAATCTTTAGGCTTAATTGATTTGCCTTTTGCCGTATGAACATTTAATAAAAGTGTTGTTTGCCACCTGGCTCTTTCCCACTCAAATTGCTGCTCTATTTCAAATTGGTTATTATAACCTTGCATAGCTATAATAACCTCTCTCAATGTCATATCATAGTATTGCGGAGGGGAAAATCTTAATACTCCAAAGCAAAAACGCTCAATATAATCAAGAGTTAATTCTGCTCCTCCGCTATCTCGTTTTTTCTTTCCGGATCTTCTGGTACTGAAATCTCATTTGTTATCAGCTCCGTTATCCTGTTTATTCCTCCCTTATCCAAATCTACTAAGTCGCAAAACTTTTCTAAGGTATATGGGCACTTCTCTCCCTTTGCCTTGTAACCTGCCTGTACACCTGCAAAGGCAAGTTCAAGAGCAAATAGGAGGTCTTCGCCAAGTTGGGAGAGGTCGCTAAGTTTTAGATTCCTCTCCCGTAAAAATGTACCTAACACGAACATACCAAACTTAACTGGTATGTCCGCATTAGCTATTTTTATTGTTTTCATGTTAGGTAATTTTTATTATGCTTTTGTTGTCTTCACGATTGCACCTGTCACCTCAAAGGATGCAGAGTAGCTTGTATTTTCTTCCACTGCGGCATTAAGGTCTAATGATGTACAAATCGCAGACATTGTGAACACATTGTCACCTTGTACGTCAGTAGTAAATTTAATAGTCAATGCTGTGCCCGATATTAAGTCGGTAAAGAGATCATCAAATAAGTAATTAGTAGAAGAATCACCAGGCCCAGCATATAATGCCTCTGTGGACAGTGTGCCAGATAACTGACCCTTCTTTACTTCTCTCCATCCTCCAGCTGCTGAATCCTTTGTTAAGATTTCACGCATAGCTGCGGAGATGTTCATTTGGCAGGATGTAGCATAACCAATAGCAGTGCTATCTTTGTATAACCTCATCAACGTACCGTTAATTATTCCAGTTGTTGCCATTTTATTATTTTTTAGCTTTTGACAAATCTATATTAACATCAATTTTTTCCAATTCATTCTCATCCTGGAAATAATCCATAGGCATTGGCACAGGAATATAAATTGGTTGAGGTGCCTCTTGCACTTGTTTTTCTGGCATCTGCTCCACGACAAAGTCATCATCAAGATGCTCCGCAATGCCATCGGCAACAAGTTGCTTGCCAAAGTCGGAAAGAAATACACCTGTTGCGCCTACTGGTTTGCCGTTCCACGTTTTTATTAATCTTAACTTCATAATTATCGTTTCATTCTTGCCATAAAATCAATACTCATCCAATAAACATTTAAATCAGCATTGTATGCTTGTGAATCAGATGACATATACTTAACTGTCTGCACGCTAATATTATTTACTGTACCTACAAATCTGTCTAATCTATTTCTTATAGAGTTAGATAAACTTTGTGTAGTGTCATAGTTGTTTGTATAAACATCTACTTGAA